ATAGCAGATCTCACAAAAGTAAGTCCTAACTGGAAACAGTTAGCAGAAAACACTGTTATGAGGCGCAGATAGAATAGGTTGTCATATCAGATCTAGCTCCTGGACAACCTACAAGCAGGCAGTTCGTCGAACTGCCTGCTTCCTTTATGGATAATTATTATTATGAAATGTTTAGTAGTTGGTGCAAGTATAAGTCAAGGATATGGACTAGAACATGAAAGACTGGACCATAGACTATGGGTAAATCAGCTTGTTAAAAATATGTTTGATAAAACAACACTAATCACCAATATAAGCAATGCTGGTGATGATAACTTTCAAATATTCAAAAAAACCTGTACAGAGTTAAGCAAAAATACCTACAATACAGTAATTGTCTGTTGGCAAAATATACCAAGGACAAATTATTTTTTTGGTTTAGAAACGTATAACACAAGATTTGCGATCGTAGGATCACAAACGCCTCATGAAATTAATTTGAACAATAATACAAATATATCAAAATCTCAACTGTCTACTATGCGAAAAAATCTTATTGCATACTATAACCATCACTGGGATATAGCCAATCTTGTATTCTATGTTAACACTTTAATACAAATAAGTAAACACCAGAAAGCTGATATTAGATTTATAAATTATAATTTGCCTTGGAACCACTATAAATTTTTTGATAGGATATCGTTTGCAACTCCTAGCAGTCTTGATCCTTTCACAATTGAATTATTGCAAAGTGATCAACGAGATGATGAAGAATCATCAGAAATTTATAAAATGATACATGATTGTTATGACGAACTTGGAGGAATACAAGAAAATCATTGGTTGAACCTATACGAGCCTCTACGTAGTAAACAAGTTGATATTGTGTTAAAAGAAGACCCCCATCCAGGATACAAAAGTCAAAAAATATTCACAGATTTTCTTACACAAAGGTATTCAGAATCATTGACAATATTCAAAAATACTTTATAATAAGATTATGAGAACAGCAACACTAATTATAAACGATGAAGTAAATCTCAAGATATCAGGACTAGAACTTGATGTTCGAAAAAAACTTGTGAATACTTTTAAATATGATGTGCCACATGCAAGATACCTGCCAGCAGTTCGATTAGGACGTTGGGATGGTAAAATTGCATACTTCCAAATGGGTGGTAGTACCTATTTAAATCTACTTCCTGATATACTTCCTATATTAGAAGATTTCAACTACGATGTTGATATACAAGATAACAGAGAATACCAAACAGTATTCAAGTTCGATTCGGTTGCAGAAGATACTTATAGTGACATTATGTGGCCGAAGAATCATCCTGCATTCAACACTCCTATTGTGCTAAGAGACTACCAGGTAGAGATTATAAACAGTTTCTTGCAAAATCCACAGTGTATACAAGAAGTAGCCACAGGTGCTGGTAAAACAATTATGACGGCTAGTTTAAGTGAACGAGTAGAAAACTATGGACGTAGTATTGTAATAGTTCCTAACAAAAGTTTGGTAACACAAACCGAAGCAGACTATGCAAACATGCAACTTGATGTTGGAGTGTTTTACGGAGACAGAAAAGAGTTTGGCCACAAACATACAATATGCACATGGCAAAGTCTAAATGTATTACTGAAGAATACAAAGAATCAAACAGTTGATATTACAATACATGAGTTTTTAGAAGATGTAGTTTGTGTAATAGTTGACGAAGTACACATGGCAAAAGCAGATGCACTGAAAACACTGCTAACTGGTGTAATGTCTAAAGTACCATTGCGTTGGGGTCTAACAGGAACAGTGCCCAAAGAGCCATACGAATTTCAAGCACTGCATTGTAGTTTAGGTCCTGTAATAAATCAACTGGCCGCAAGTGAACTACAGGAAAAAGGTGTACTTGCTAACTGTCATGTTAATGTTGTACAGTTAGTTGACCATGCCGAATTTACAAACTATCAAAGCGAATTAAAGTATCTTTTTGAAGAAAAAGGTAGACTTGATGCCATGGCAGGCTTGATTATTGAAGTAAATAAAACGGGTAACACACTGGTATTAGTTGATAGAATCAGTGCAGGTACAGAACTATTAAACAGATTAGGTGATGAATCTGTATTTGTTAGTGGTGCAACTAAAGCTAAAGCAAGACAGGATGAATATGACGAGGTATCAACTGCTACAGGAAAGATTATTATCGCGACCTACGGGGTGGCGGCGGTGGGGATTAACATTCCTCGTATTTTTAATCTTGTGCTTATTGAGCCTGGTAAGTCTTTTGTTAGGGTTATCCAAAGTATTGGACGTGGAATCCGAAAAGCTGAAGACAAAGACCATGTCCAAATCTGGGACATAACATCAACTTGCAGATTTGCAAAAAGACATCTAACCAAACGTAAAGCATTCTATAGAGAAGCCAATTATCCGTACAGTGTAGAAAAGTTAGAGTGGAACTAATGGGCGACGCATTTAAACATACGGAACAGTACTTAGGCAAAACAAAAAACACAATGTTTTTAGAAATTGGAAGTGATCGACACGAAGGTAGTACAGAATACTTTTCGATGTTAGCACAAAAGTATGATGCCGAAATGCACACTGTAGATATAATTGATGAAGCTCAAAGACGTTTACCAAATATACCAGCAATATGGCATATTGGGTGGGGAAGTGATTGGTGTAGGGATCAATTACCAAAACTTAATAAAAAAATTAGTTGTGTGTATCTAGACAACTTTGATTATATTTGGAATATCGATCTTAATCTTAGTAAACATGATATAATCCAACGCAAGTTTTACCAAGAAGAAGTAGGCATGCCAATGACAAATCAAAACTGCCAGGTAGAACACATGAAACAAATGATTGCTTTATTTCCTTATCTTGCTGAAGATGCAGTAGTTGTGTTTGATGATACTCATACCTTGAATGACTGCTGGGTAGGAAAATGTGGAGCAAATGTTATTTGGCTTTTGGCACAAGGATTTGAAATAGTCCGACAAGAGTTTTTTGAATATGGTGTAATAATGAAAAGACACAAGATAAAATAATCGGAGAAATTATGAGAATACTGACACTAGAAAATACTGTCTATGAATTAGATGTATTGCCTGAAGAAATAGATGACCTACGTTTTGCTATTTTTGATAATAGTGATCCAACCAATCCTGATCACATTTATATTCCATTGATATTTTTAGAAACATTTAACTCGCCTGCATTGGTATTGCGTATTGGTGATACTACAATGAAAATGCCAATTGACTGGCAGGTATTAATCGGCGAACCAGAAGTTGGTGATCTTGAGATGTTACCATTAACCAGTATCAATGATAGAGGTTTTAAAACTTTCCAATTCAACCCACACACAAGTTTTACACCAACTTACATGGATATAGAAATAGTGGATGTGTATCAAGATGTAACATGGTATGTACCAAAACTAAAAAATGGACAGATGTTAGCAGTTCCAGTTGAAAGCAAAGACAATCCAAGATGTGTTTATTTTGTTAAAGATATTAGTCGTAACTGTGAAATCGTAGACTACAACAAGGCATGGTAAGATGGAATTTTCCAAAGGCATATGGCATGTATTGACAAAACAAGTTGAAGATAGTATAATACTAGCAATTATATTTTTCTTTGGCCATGTACTGATTGCAATGGCAGTTGTTAGTATAGTTACTGGAGCAAGTTTTTGGGAGGCAGGAGCAGTGGCACTGATCGAACCTGCAATCAACAGCATCTGGTTTTTGTTATTACACAAGATATGGAAAAAATACAGTGAGCGAAAAACTAAACATAGCAAATGAGATGCGTTGCCTTGATAGCAAAGATCGCAACTTTTATGATAGTTTAACAGAAGAAGAACGCAAAAAGTTTTCTAACTTTCTCATGATACGTTGGGGATCGAGTGTGCAAGGTCCTAGTGAACTTCAAGAATACTATTTGATAGCCTGTAATCAAAGATTGAACAAACATTTCTTTGACATTAATCGACATCCTAAGCTACAATGGCTTTGTGCTACTGCTATTTCGC